TCTTTACTTTGTAAGCTTCACTGTTTTCCATTTCTGGCAAAACCATTTGTGGTAAACAGTGAAATGGTTGATCATAAACGTGGTAAACGATTTGCGTGTACTTACCCTGATCTCTCATCACATCTTTCTTGACATATCCATATTGAATAAGTTGCTTGATAATCGAGTACACTTTATTGATGCCATAGCCAAATCTGTTGGCAATATTCTGTGCATTGACCTTCCAATCAGCAGGCTTTGATAACAGATAAACGAGTACTGCCAGACCATCTCCAGATAACTTCTCATCATTGATCAGCTTGTTAGGTAAGGTAGAATAGTTCTCCTGCAATGTAGATTTATTAATAAATGTCTCGGTCATACTTCGTTGCCCCAGTAATCCCAACCATCTATTTTTTGACGAGCAAATAATTCAATGCGTGGTATATCACCACAAAGTTCAACAATTCTATCTCTAACAGTATCAGGTTTTTGTGAGTGCTTTCTAACTGGTTCATAAATTATTTGATGAACGCTAGAAGATATTCTTTTTGGTTTGCCTTTAGTTGCTAATAAACAAATTTCATTGTTGGCTCTAGTCCAATAACCCATGCCCCAGAAAAAACTGTCTGCTTTTTTATTTTTTTTTATCCAACTAAACCCACAAGTCTTATATGTAAATCCCCATTTTTCTATTGTTTTAATACAATCAATTAATTTAGGATAAGTAACCCATAAAAAAAGGATACAATTATCATCTGTGATTTCTTGAATAGGTAATTCCCAAATTTGTTGCATAGACATTGTTTTATATTTACCCTTAACATTTCTGCTTGCTCCTTCAGACCAGGTTTCATAGTTCCAAGCAGGGTCAGCATAAATAATATTATATTTTTTATCTGGAAAAGGGATAATGTCAGTCATCTTTATCCTTTGGTGTAGAAATAACCAGACCACAGACCCAACACTTTCTTACTTCCTCATATTTATCGTCTTTTAATTCAGCCAGGCATGAAGGACATTTATTATTATCAAGCCTTACCTGTATCTCATCTCTTTCCTTACTCATTCGCCCACCCAAGCTGCTTGAACAATGCCAACAAGGTTTCCATTCTTACAATGGCTACAGTGTCTTTCTGATCATCTCTGGCAAATAGAAAATCAGCATTGTCCTGGTCTAATGCTTTATAAATCCTACTCAGGCTTTTCTTGGAGCGTTTACATTCTCCTATATAAGCCAGTACAGGGCCAAGCTTTATATCACCGCCATAATTACCCTTCATAGCACCAGATAAGGGTACTCTCTCGGCTTTTACGCCATGTTCTTTAAGCTGATTGACAATCTCTCTTTCGTATGATGCACCTTTGTTTCTTGAATGTTTACCGCCCATCCTTGTCCTCTTCATCTCTGGCAGGCTTAACTACAAAGTCATAAAGGGTCTGGTCATGTCGGTTGATGCCACCTTTCAGGTCATCAAAGTTGTCAAAGATACGATCAAAATTTTTCTCAATACGATCTAATCGCTCTATAATTCTTTTCTGTGCAGCCAATGAAAGTTGCTCAATCTTGGTTGTCATTGCGATTCATCTCCTCTGCAATACGTTCTAATGTTCCTGTGTTGGGTTTTTGCTTCTGTTTACGCCATCGCAGTAAAGTTGAGTAATCAACATCTAGTACCTGTGAAGCTCGCCAGATACTACCATAAGTAAGCTCAATTTTTTTTATCAGATTTTGTAATAATTCGTTTGACATAACGCCTATCTATTTGCAAAAAATAAAATCCTAGGCGTAAATGCCAATAATGTAAATTGTAAGATTATGGGTAAATTTCTTCTTATTAAAGGCGTTTATTGGAAAAGTGTTGTAAACTTATTGTAAGGTTATTGTAAAAGGTTAAAAAATGGATTATTTTTCTTTTATGAATAGAAGTCAAATTAAACAGGCATTAATTAACTGTGCAAAAACGCATGGTATGAGTTTATCAGAATTTGCTAATGAGGCAGGTGTATCTCCAAGTACAATAACTGGGTTTGTCAATGACATATCTACAAGGGCAGATCATGTGCTTTCCATGAGAACTATTGGCAAGCTAACAGTAAGATTTCCAGACCTATCTACTTTCCTGCAACTGGCAGAACCTACTCAGGAACTACAGGAGGTAAGGTTTTTAGGTCTTATAGACTTAACTAACAAATGGCAGATTGTACCACTTGATCCAGGCTCTAAAGGTTCTATCATGTGCAAAAACTTTGGACAGGAATTTGTAGCTTTTGGTGTTAAATCACATCATCCATTATATGAAAAAAGAGTATATTTTTGTGAGCCAGAAACAATATCAGATAAAAAAGTTTTCAAAAATTACATGGCAAGATTGGTGGTAGTTGATTCGGATAAAGGTAAACACATGGGATATTTTCTACAGGATTCGAGTGGTAAATGGTACACCTCTTCTGTACCTGTTTATCCTGATTATGAACACCATGAAAAGCTAGTTGATCTAGAAGTTATAAACTGGATAATGCCAGTGGACTGGATTCAGCCATGAACCTTTTTTTTGGCTTTACTATAGGCGTTATTGCCTATAATATTAAATGACTATGAGTGATGTAGTTAAAATGAAAAATTTTAATAATAAAAAAGTTATGCAAATTAAAAAAAGCGAAACTTATGAACTATTAAAAAAAGTACATTATGCCAAAAGAATACCATCTATTTCCTATGCTTTTGGATTATATGAAGATTTAGATTTGATTGGAGTTATTACTTATGGATCGCCACCAAGTTCATCATTATGTGTTGGTATATGTGGTGAAAAATTTAAACACCATGTTATAGAATTAAATAGATTATGTTTAATTAAAAATAATAAGAATAATGCATCTTACTTAGTTGGTAATAGTTTAAAATTGTTACCAAATCCAAAAATAGTTGTGTCTTATGCTGACACAAGCATGAACCACACAGGCTATATTTATCAAGCAACTAATTTTATTTACACAGGGCTATCAGACAAAAGAACCGAATGGAGAATAAAAAATTCTAATATGCACTCTAAAACAATATGTGAAAAATATACATTGGAGGAAAGAAAGAGCAATACAGAAAAATTTGAGGTTGTCGATAGACCCAGAAAACATAGATATATTTATTTTGTCGGTGATAAAAAACAAAAAAGAGAATTATTTAGCCATTTAAAATATGAGGTTTCACCTTATCCAAAAACAGAATCATTAAACTATAAAGTAGAAAACCAAGTAAAAACGCAGATGATTTTAGAGGGTTTTGGATAATGAGCAACTTAATTGATATGTGGTTTCCAAGCCGTTTAGACCCAGAGCATTGTCCTCTAGACTTCTTCATTGCCAAGTATGTAGCAGGTCTGGATAGAAACAGAATCAATCCTGCAAATAGCAAGATGAGAGCAGGAGGAGAGGCTCATAGAGCATGGCAGATGTACTTAGAGGGAAAGCCATTAAAAGAAGCGATAGAGACTTGTAAGCACGAATTATCCAAGTTTAATGCACCCAATGCCAAAGACCATGAACAGCATAAATTATGCATGAAACATTTTGATGCAGTTGTTGAGAATTTTGTAGCAGCTTCAAAACAATGCAATGTAAAAGTAGATGAAATAGAACAACTATTTAAGACAGATGCAGAAGGTATAGACCTCAATGTTGGCGGCTATGTTGATGTCGTAGAGTTTGACTACATCAATGAAGCTAAAAGCAAATGGCCTACACCTTTTCAAAAAGCTGATGGTACTTTTTCAGAACGTACACAATCGCTTCCTAAGAGTCCTACAGCCAGTAATGTAAGACAGGCTGCTATCTACTCCAGAGCATCAAACAAGCCTGTCAGAATCATCTATGCCAACCACAAAGGCTATATGGTATTTGACCAGACTAATTGTGAGTATTTACAGCCACAAGCATTAAATGCTGCATTTGAAACAATGAGAATGTCAGCAAGGGCAAGACAGAATTTATTAAAGATCAGCAATGATCCACAGATTATATCACGATACGTTATTCCAAACTTTAGTCATTATGTCTGGAACAATGTTGATGAAGAAATAATAGCACAGGTAAAACAGATATGGGGCTACAGGAATGGATAGGCCACCTGAATTTGTTTTAGTAGTCAGAAAATGGATGTTGATAATTTTATGTGTATATATAATTTTTCTGATCCTGGTGACAACAGTTAATTAGAGTTATGAGGGGTTTGGAACTGGCATATTTCCTCCGCTAACTAAGCAAGCCCCTCACCAAATATATGGGAGTATATAATGGAAGATAAAATAGAAAAAGGTATACCATTTCCATGTCGTGGTAAATGGAATAAATTAGCTCAAGAGATGGAACATGGTGACAGCATATTACTTACATCTCAAGATAGTCTAAACTTAATGAGAGCATTTAGAAATATATACGCAAAAGAAGGAATATTTAATTGTGTGTCTAAAAAGGAAGGTGAACATCATCAATCTGGTTGCAAACTTGTAAGAGTTTGGAAACGAAAAGTAAATAAATCTAAAAAGCAGGTTTCATAATGGCATTTAAACCTACTACACCTGCTGAGAGCAGAAACATATACACCACCGGTGTTGTGCAACAGGCTTGTGCAGCAGGAACGATTAAGACAGTAAAAGAATTACAGGAATGGACTGTTAATGCCACACAGACATTTGATATTTATATGGGAAATTCTGATAATAGAACAAGGGCCACAGCTTC